TGCATCATCTCCTTTTGGGAGGTACTTGAAGAGCCCGTCGGTCATCATCATTCTAATTAGGTTTCTATGTCCTCTTCCATCAGGATCCATTGACTCAGAGTAATATTCTCTAACCATTTTTTTACCATCTTCATCAATTAAAGGTTCTGATAAATCTACGAGTTTTTTATTGATTCTAAAAAAATCATCACCCATAATACCTTCTTTTGTTTTTCCAATGATTAAATTTCCTAAAACAACATTTTTTTGTTGTTCTTTTAATAGTTGTTCACCTTTTGTTAAAATATCGGTTAAATATATCTTTGAATCAAGTATTTCAGGAAAAAATTTAATTAAAGTTTTCTCACCCATTAAACTTATTCCATCAATATTATCCGAAGTATCACCAGCAAGGATCTTAAATGTCATAACATTATAATGAGGAATCGAACAATTTTTAAATTTAATGTTGTCACCAAATTTATAATACGACTTTAAGTTTGGTGAATAAATTAATACCTTTTCTGAAATTAATTGAGTTAAGTCTTTATCACTTGAGAATATTGTTTTCTCTTCATCTAAAGAGATTTGACAGTAATACGCAATAAGATCGTCGGCTTCCGAATTTTCAATCTCTAATTGTCTAATAAACATCTCTTCAAGATATTGTTTAACTCTTGTTTTTTGTTTGTTAAATGAATCTGTCTTCTCCACATCATTAGGAGAAGACTTACGATTCATCTTATATTTTGGATATATTAATTTTCTTTGAGATGAGTTTGTGTCACTATCCCAAAAGACCATAACTTTATTAAAATTGGTTTCTTCTAAGAATTTACGAATTGTGTTAATAAAATGCCAAGTTCCACCAATGTGTTCCCCATTATTATAAAAATCTTTAACTCCGTGAAATCCTATTTTTAATAAATTGTTACCATCAACAATTAATGTTTTGACCATTTAAATTTTTTAAGTCGTTTGAAAATACTTTTTACTCGTCAGAGTCATCATCAGATTCGGCTAAAGAATAATCTGAATATCCTAATTTTGTTTCCCAATAATCAGAATAGTCTTTCTTATAATTATCCAAAGATTCTTTTGTGTCTGCAATATAACCTTGTGGTACTGCAATTATCTTACCATCTTTATACCCAAGACCATTAACGTGATTCTTTAATATTGAAATCTTAGTTCTAATTGCAAAAGACACTTTTCTACCATTCTTAGTTGCATCAATGTGACTAATACCTGCCTTTTTCTGATTACCAAATAAAAACACTAATGATGATGCCAACCATACCGCTTCACCACCTTTGGCCTTGATTTCAGGTTGTCCAAATGGATTATCAGGAAGTAACACCCAAGGTTGATTTAAGATCACTAAAGTATTGTAATATGGGTAGTCTTCTTTTTTAGATTTTGAGATTCTTGAATGAATTCCCATACCAATTTTATCCGCTAATACTTTTGCGTTGTGCATTCCACCACCTTTACCATCAAAAGTCATCTGACAAGGTATACTTCCAATACTGTCCCACAAAAATAATAAACTATAAGGAATATCTCCCTTTTCTTGAGCATCAAGAATGTCATTAATAAATTCAGTTGCTTGTTCAATTACATCAAATGAATCGTTAAAAATAAACATACCATCATACTCACCAAGTTCGTTTTTTTCCGCCTGTAATCCCAATTCAATAGCATGTTCCCAAGACCATTTTTTCTCAGTAATAATAAGAATAGGTAAATGACCTTTTTTCTGAGCGTCAGCTGCCGCAAGGATCATTGCCGTTGTTTTTGAGGTATTTGAATGTCCTAAAAACATATTTATACCGCCCATAATAGGACCAGGTAATCCACATGATCCCATAAAAGCTTCTCCACAATTATAGAAACTTTCTGGTTTGTATTTTGTTTTTGTCGAATATTTACCTTTAATTGTTTCTAAAGATATTTCTCTTTTTCTTATCGCCATTTTATTATAAAATTTCTGAATTATATTTACGAATTTTTTCTAATGACTCAAGTTTATCTTGTGCGTTTGCGAATTTTTCAACTAGCTTATCCATTTCTTCTAAATGTTGTGGATGTTCACCAATACCAACAGATGAAGTTAAATAAACTAATAACGTCGCTTCTGATTCTGCCATTTCACTGCGATATTTTAAGGACAATGCCTCATACATTTTTTCTGCTATTTTACTCATTTTTTTTGATTTTTTTTGATTTTAAAAAATATGGACACTCAGTATTTCCAAGTGCCCATGTCGAACTTTAATTAGAATGGTAATTCCTCATCAACGTTATTATTTGTTTGAGGGTCTTCAACTTGATTAATTGATTTTGATCCACCCAAAGAAATTTCAGATTCACTACTATTGGAATAAATGTATTTTCCCGCATCAGTATCCCATCTTGGGGTTTCTCCTTTAGCAATTGATTCAAGATACTCAACAGGTTTTTTGGAATATACATCCTCCCAAGTTAACTCATTATTAATCCAATCATTAGATGTCTCAGTATCAGTATGTGTTGGTGTTGGATCATCATACATAACCGTTTGAATTACGGTATATGTTGCTCCTTTTGGAGTCTTTGCCTTTGTAAGTTCAAGGATTAAGTCACGACCATTATCAGAGTCAGTAACATCACCTTTTGCCTTCCAAATTGGAATAATTTTATCAAGTATTCCTTCTTGTTTGTAATTGTGTTTAAATCTCCAAAATTTAACACCGTCAGATTCGTTATCACGATCAATTACTTTAACAATATAAAACTTACGTGATTTGTATTGTGTTGCTAATTGTTTGTCGGATTCACGACCTGTTGAAATCAACTCTTCATAAACCTCATTTAAAGGTGAACGTTCGTTGTCATTTTTTGCCGGATAATAGAACTTTTGCCATTTACCGTCAACATTAATTTCATGGAACCATACCTCTTTAAAAGGTGATGACCCATCTGTTGTAGGTAAAATACGGATTGTTCTCTGACCTTGTTTTTCGGTATCCTTAAGGATTGCTGCGAAATACTTTTTCATTCTTTCTTCTTGTGTAAATTTTGAAGTGGAAGAAGAACCACTTTGTTTTGAACTCTCATACTGAGCCAAAACCGCATCAAAGGAATTGTTTGTCGCCATTGTTTGTATATTTTTTAAAAGTTTATAATAGAAAGTATAAGTTAAATAAAAATAGTAGTCAATAAGGTAAGTAAAAATATATAGAGATTTTTATTAAATAATTAATATATTACATCATTTCATCTTGGTCTTCGTAGTCATTAAAACTACCTTTAATTTCATTTGGGGAAAATTCTTCAACATCATTAGTTGTTAAAACATATTCATTTTTTCCAGATTTTTCCATTTCTCCCATTTTGTCATCAAAAAAATCACTTAATTTTTGATTAAAAGGTCCAGAATCTAAACTTCTTAATTCTAATTTTTCTTCAGGAGTTTTTGGTCTTATTTTTTCAATTTTTGATTCCAAACTATTTACCGTATTAACTAAATTATCCATTTCACCTAATTTAGTCTCAAGAGTATTTAATTGATTAAATAAATTATTAAAATATTCTTCTTGTTTGTCAGCAAATGTTTTTTGTGTGTTAATTAAATCGGTAATATCAAGTTCTTCGGTTTCATTTCCAACTTCTTCCACATCAGGATCATTTTTAATATCAACTGGTTGAGGTGTTGGTTCGGTTGGAGGTGGAGGAGCAACCTCTCCACCCGGAGGTGGTGGTAATTCTCCACCCGGAGGTGGTGGTAATTCTCCTCCCGGAGGTGGTGGTAATTCTCCTCCCGGAAGTGGTGGTAATTCTCCTCCCGGAAGTGTTTCTTGTTCTAAGATATATTTATTGATATTTTTATATCTTCTAATTTCTTCTAATATTTTTTTATCTATTGACATATTAACCGTTTAATAATTGTTTTATTCCAGATTTTGTTTCAACTTGGATTTTTTTATGTGTATTTAATGTATTGTCCACACGTTCAATCAGTCCATCCTTCATTCTTATTGTGTAACAATCTCCGGTATCTAAATCACACACCTCTTTAAATCCATTACCATTATCTTTTTCTGTTACTCTTGTGTTTTTACCAAGATAGTTATCTAAAATTAATTTTGTGTTCATAGTTTTTTTATTATAAATATCTAATAAAACAAAAAAAACATTTTAAGGTATTGATTTAACAATATTAAATGACTCTCTAAATTTATTTTCAATTGTTTTTTTATTTTGTTCAGTCATTTTATCATAAACACTGTCAGGTTGGTTAACCGGCCATCTTAATATAAATGCTTTACTAAGAGCTGTTATTTGTTCGTCAGTAGTTGTTAATGGTTGATTTGAAATAAATGATAGTTTTTCTTTAAATTTACTTATTACAAATTTTACGAAGAACTCATCACTCCTAAATATTGCAAGTGGTATATTTTGTGTTGATCCTTGGTTTACACAATAATATTTGTTTTCCATCAAAAATGATGACCCCCCATAAGCAACATCTAACCTTATTGATCCGTAATTATAACCATATGCCTCAAATTTATCAGATTTATAAGAATTGATATACATCACAGAAAATATAAATGCCAACATTAAAGTTTGATTTTCTGTCGTGATGTTAGCACTTATCATTTCCTTTTTAATTAATTCAATAGAATTTTTTAATGTTATTTTAGTAATAGTAGGGGTTTCAGTTGTATAGTTTGTATAAGAACTATTTAAATTATCCGAACAATTTTGATTTGGGGTTAAAGAACCATTACCATTATTTGTATTGTTAATAATATCATTTTGTTCTTGTAATATATTTTCGGGAGAATCTAGTTTAGCGGTTTCATCTTTTTCTATTTGTTCTTTAATTGATAATAATATTGTGGTACTTAACGATTGTAAAAATTTATCTATTGCCGGAATACTATAAAATGGTTGTCTTTGTCCTTCAAACTCAGTATCAAAACCAGTATCACTTATTCTATGACTAACTTTCGTAATCATATATGGACCACTAAACATAGGTACGTTTCTTAAGTTAAAATACATCATTGGTTGAATCATTGCATTACCCAACATATCAATACTACACTTATAACTTCTATTTCTATATAAGTTATAAAGAGATACGCTCTGTGTTGATTCACTTCTGTTTCTATTTAAATTAGCCATCTGATTTAATACTTCTAAACTTTCTGTTGTTGGAAGTCCAGGGTCTTGACTTACATCAAATTGTTTAAATATTTGTTGATTTTGAGGTCCTATATCAACATTAAACCCAACAACCTTATTTGATTTATCCCAATCTGTTTTTCCGTTTAAATTGTCAAGTAATGGATTATCACTTGATCTTCTTAAATCAAAAGCATCGTCTCTAAAACGATAATCCACATTATCATTTAATGCTAAATGTTCACTAGGTTTATTGGCATATAAACATAAAAATTTTGATGTTGTATCCCGATAATCTAATGTTAAAAATGTTCCAAATAAGGAATTTGCAAACTCTAATGTCCCTTCAGGATTTGGTGTTGGGTTT